TGCGCCACCATTTTACTACTAAATTATCAGAAGCAAATATTCCTGATAGTGTTATTCAAGACCTTATCGGGTGGGACTCTGCTGAGATGTGCAGACTCTATTGCGATACATCAGTGGACAAAAAGTTTGGGAAATATTTTGGAGAAGAAGGTATTAAGACTGTTGAACAAAAGTCATTATCTGACATTTAACTCGCCACATCTGTCTACTTAATCACAATTTTCACATCTAACTAGCAATATATGTCCAGTTAAAATAAACATTGATATCCAATTTGAGACGGTGTAATATAATAAATAGATATTGTAATCATAAAAGGTGCTACTTAGTACAGACAGTAGCCTGAAATCAAAATACTATTCTAAAAGAAAAGTAACTGTTAATCTCTTGCCGGAGGACAGTTACTTTCTTTTATTTTTTGCAATAAAATGTATGAAAAGTCTATTCTTTTAGGAGCGGGATGAATAGCACTTAAATAAAATATATTTGTGTATGTTGAAAGTGAGGTGAATAAGATGGCGAACTTTATTGTGCAGTTTCCTTTGAGAACAGAGAAATTTCAGGAAGATATATTAGATAAGCGATTTGAGATTGGAAGAAAAATATATAATTCTTTAGTAACGGTCACACAGAAACGTTATAAAGAAATGATTAAAACAAAGAAATATCGCTCTCTTATGATTTCGCTAACTGGTAATAAAAAAGCTGATAAAGGAATATGGAAACAGATTAATGAAATTCGTAGACAATATGGTATGTCAGAATATTCATTTCACGAAGATGTTAAACGTATGCAAAAGCATTTTAAAGATAATATAGATGCTTTTACAGCACAGAAAATTGCAAGTACATTGTGGAAAGCGTATGATAAATTCTTTTATGGTAATGGTAAAGCAATTCATTGTAAGAAATATGATACATTAAATAGTCTTGAAGGAAAATCTAATAAAACAGGGATCAGATTTAAAGATGATACAATACTTTGGAATGGATTAAAGATTCCGGTTATTATAGATTATGATAACTACTATGAATATCAAGCACTTCAATGTGATATTTCTTATTGTAAAATTATAAGAAAATATATAAGAAACAAATACAAATATTATGTCCAGATTGTATTTAAAGGTAATCCACCAGTTAAAGTAGATACTGAAACAGGAGAAATTAAACATTATTTAGGACAGGGTGATGTTGGTCTTGATATTGGTACTTCTACTATTGCTATTTCAAGTAAAACAGATGTAAAAATCTTAGAACTTGCAGATAGGGTGCAAAATATTGAAAATGAAAAACGAATATTGTTAAGAAAAATGGATAGAAGCAGACGAGTAACTAATCTAAATAATTATAATTCAGATGGAACTATTAAAAAACAAGGCGATAAAAAAGTTACATGGAATAAATCAAATCACTATATTAAATATCAAAATGAATTAAAAGAATTATACAGAAAGCAAGCAGATGTTAGGAAATATCAACATGAATGTTTGGCTAATCAGATTATTTCACTTGGCGACAATATTTATGTTGAAACAATGAATTTTTCTGGACTTGCCAAAAAATCTACTAAAACAGAAAAGAATGAGCAAGGTAGATTCAAACGAAAGAAACGATTTGGTAAGTCAATAGCAAATCGTGCTCCTGCAATGTTGTTAGAAATCATAAATAGGAAATTATCTTATTATGATAAACAACTAATTAAGATTGACACATGGAACGCTAAAGCAAGCCAGTTTAATCATTTCGACCAAACTTATAAAAAGAAGAAACTATCTCAAAGATGGAATGATTTTAATGGTATAAAAGTGCAAAGAGATATGTACAGTGCGTTTTTAATAATGAATATATCTGATGATTTAAAAAGTTTTGATATTAATAAATGTAATGAAAGATTTGATAAATTCTATGAGCTTCATAATTTGGAAGTAGATAGATTAACTGGTAATAAAAATTTAAGCAGTATTGCAATATAAAAGAGAATATGTAAAAGGTTTTGACACGAGCCTTATATTATCGCTAATTTGTTCATAAGAATGATTGATAGTGAAAGTCTTATGGAAAATCATCAGTCTTATATGCTTTCGAGTATATTTGGAAGTGAATGTACATAAGAACACAATGTGCTTTAGTCATTGAAGTGTCAGCCATCTCATAACCTAGTTTATAGAATGCTCCACATAAAACCGCAATAGAAGAAAATATGTAGTATGCATTTTGTAAAGATATAGTAATCATAAAGCAAGTCCTCCTCTCCTAGATTCCCTTACAGGTTTCTATGTAAACGCGGCTTGTACTCCACGGAAGAGGCTAACTGTCCAACTATCTTTAGTAGCACCTTCTGTTATTCTACATAAAATCCCATAATTTGTCAATTGGAGCAAAAATGAATATAAACGAAAACGAAGAAGAACTATACATAGCATCCGAATGCATCTGTGATGATGACGGTGTTCATTATATTTGCGATAAATGCGGTAAATATCATGACACTGATTTGGATGCTGTTATGTGTTGTTTAGAAAAATTTTGAGGTCACAAATTGCGACCTCAAATTATTAAAAGAACCCTTTAGTGGGCAAACAAAAATATATACTACTCTCCTATCCAAGTGTAGGTTGAGTTGAGATCGATCATACGGCGTTATTGAAACAAACCGTATTGAAAACTTTTTCATACAAGTTTTGCACGTAATAGCAATTTATTGTTTCTGTTACTGAGTTTTTGAGTATAAAATCTTTTGTGTGTGCTATTAGTTCAACGGAGAGAACGCCGGTCTTGACCGGAGATACAGGTTCGAATCCTGATATGGCTTGCGCAGCGCACAATTCGACATAATATTATGTTTTGGAGAGGTTGTTACTCTCCTATCTTATGTCTCTAGTTTAACTGGAAGAACGACAGACTCCAAATCTGTAAGATGTGGGTTCGAATCCTACGGGGCATGTTAAAATAGAGCTATATCTTTGCGGAGGTATAACACATGGAAAGCCGTGTGGGTCGGTAGGAAATGACCGGCAATTTGGACGTAAGAAAGGTTTGTAGTGTTATATGTAACATTGCGTTTTGTTCGAGTCAAAACACGTCCACTAGATAATTATGAGGAGGAAATTATAATGTATAAAATTTTAATTAAGATGAATTCGACTAACGGGAATACATATAAAGTATATGGCACTTCTACTTCATATTCAAATGGAAGAAGTGTATTTACAGAATTTGAAACTGAAGATTTGGCTGAGTTGAAAACGGAATTCATGAAGCTGGATAAGATTTATGGTTTTGAGAATCTGAAGGTTGTTATGGAATTAGATTTCTCCGTAGATGTTGATATTTTCAAGAGTGTTGAAGTATCGACCGTTACTACTACTATCCCGGTTGAGGATGGATCCGATGATGCAGAGAAAACGGAAGATAAAAAGGATACTGAAAGTACTGATAACGTAGATGAGAATAAGACTGATGTAGAAGATACAGATAGTGTTGGAAAATCAGAAGATAAATCTAGTGAAGTAACTGGAGAAGATGCTTAGATAGAATTTAGGTTTTATGTGGATGAGTGATGAAGAAAAAGTAAGCAGTATCGAAGCCAGTTTTTCAATGGAAAATGCTGACTTCGATGATGAGTGCAGACAGAGGATTTCAGATATTCTAAAAGATCGAATAACTGTATCTGAAACAATCGAGGAGTTAAATAGGAAATATAGATTAAAATATTAAAGCTGCTATATTAGCAGCTACGCATATATAGTCTAATGGCTAAGATATATGATTTCCAATCAGGTGATGAGAGTTCGATTCTCTCTATATGCTTATAACTATATACAGTTATGATTGATCTGGCGGTCAATCGGTAAAATATTATTATGGAGATGTTTTATGGCAAAACTAATATTAAGAGAGTCCTGCTTTAAAGGAATAGATAGCACAGTTATCAAAGAAATTAAGAAAACTCCTGCACATCAAACCTTTGTTAAGCAAGCTAATGAGCAGATAGAGAAGAATAGAATTCGTTATGCAACTGCATATAATAATGCGGAAAAATATTTAGGGAATTAACTGATAAATATAGACCAAAAATCGTTAAAGATTTTTGCCGGTAATGGTGCTTGTACCAAGACTGGATTTAAATTAGCAAGAGTCGTTTTAGGCGGCTCTTTTTTGTTTGGAATGAAATTGAAATAGAGAAATATATAGTGAGCCAATGTAGTTTAAATGGGAAAACGGCTTGTCGGTTGCGATGAGCACTTATCAGTTCGAGTCTGATTGTTGGTGATCAAGAGAGATATAGCAGGACTGATCATCTTGCGAAGACTGTACTCCATATCCAGTCGCTTCTCTCTTCTATTATAAATATTTTGATATGGGGAGAATGGAGAAATGATGAAATATGAGCAATTACAAAAGAAACGAAGAAAGTAAAAATGAAAATTATAATGGCGGTATATATTGCATTACTAATTTGATAAATAATAAAAAATATGTTGGTCAGACATATGATTTAAAATTTAGATGGATGCATCACAGAAGCGATCTTAGAGGAAATCGCCATCATAATAAGCATCTTCAAAGTGCGTGGAATAAGTACGGTGAAGAAAATTTTAAGTTTGAAGAATTAGAATATTGTTCATTAGAACAATTAGATGAAAGAGAAATTTATTGGATTAATTATTACCAATCACAAAATCAAGAATTTGGATATAATTTAGCAGATGGTGGTTTGGGTTGTAGAGGATATAAGCATACCGAAGAAGAAATTCTCAAAATGAGAATGATTCAAAACCCAGAGCCAATTTTGCAAATTGATTTAGATGGTAATATTTTAAATGAATTTATATCAGCAGGAGAAGCCGGTGATTATATAGGTAAGGATTCTGTTGGTGGAATAAAAAAATGTTGTGACGGATATAAATACAAACAAGCGTATGGTTATATATGGATATACAAAAAGGATTTAGACAAATTTAAGTTAGAAGATCATCTTACTACATATAAATCGGATGTTGCAGTATCACAATATTCTATGGACAATAAATTAATAAAAAGATGGAAATCTGCAAGAGAAGCTTCAAAAGGAATTGATGGAAGTTCGTCAGAAATAATGCGTGTATGCACTGGTGAAAGGGTTTCTTATAGAAGTTTTATATGGAAGTTCACGGATAATGAAGAATTATATGAAACTACAAGAAATCGAATTAAGAAAGAATTGGTAGAAAAGAAAATTGAAAACACATTATCAGTATTGCAATATACTCCATCTGGTATTTTCGTAAAAAGATGGAATAATACAAGGGAAGCAGAAATTGAAGGGTTTAATGGTAAAGTTATTGGATCATGTTGTTCTGGTCATATGACTTGGTATAAAGAATATATTTGGATTTATGAAAAAGATATAGATTCATTAGAAGAAAGAATTCAACGGCTAAAAAATTCTAAAGTAAAGACTATACCAATATTACAATACGACGAAAATAAAAATCTTGTAAAAGAATGGAATTCTGTTAATTCGATTGAAGGATTTTCAAAACATAAAATCAAAAAATGTTTAAAAGATAAAACTTATTTTAGTGAAAATTATATATGGAAATATAAATATCCAGAGCTAGTGTCATAGCTCTTTTTTATTGGAATAAAAGGAAGAAGGTGAATTGATGGCTAATTTACGACAAGCCAAGACCGAGGATGAGATTAAGAAATTAACCGTAAATAATGTCAAAAAAGCATATAACGAATTAGCCGCTGATTACAACCGGCTTTTAGATTTAGATTATGTGTATTGTCCGCATTGTGGAAAATGGAAAACTTCAAAAGCATTCTATTCTTCTACTGAAACAAAAAGCGGAATTGAGCATTATGCTTGTAAAGAGTGTTTGCTTGATATGTGTACAGATATAGATAAAAATGGAATTAGAATTGATAACAGAGAAAAAACAATTGAAACTTTTAGACGTTTAAACTGGTATTTTAG